ATGGATCGTTGTGCGATCTGTCGGATGTGCCCACCCACTGACATTTGCTGAGGGGAGGCCGTTGACGTTGGATGTGTCATTGGCGGTGTTATTGGCGGTTACGTCGGCGCCCGGTTGAACAGTATTTAGCTTTTTAGTAAGGTTTTCCAGAGGTGGCAGCTTACTCGCAAGCATTACGAAAGGTCTGGCCATGCGCTGGTGAACCGTAACATTATCCCCCGATGTATTATAGAAATGATAAGATCGATGTCTCTGAACTGTAGTGCCAGCTATAAATCTAAATTCAGTGCCATTTAAAACTTTTTCACCGGTTTCTACGTCATACACCCCGGAGATATACATAGGACTGCCTGTATACCCAGCCGGATGCACAACACCGAGTACCAAGTACCACCTATCATAGGAAGGAAAATCACCCCGCCAAAAATAAGGGTTGTCGTACTGCGTACCATCCAGCGTTTCTACGGACTGACAACCAAGATATGACCTCCCAGCATCACTTAGCCTCCATACGTAGCATCCCCATATATAGGTCTTAGATGCATCAACCTTTACTGTATCATTATCCCATCCACCATCCGCATTACTTTCAGAGTCGGGAATGCATTCCCAAACCTCTTCACCTATACCAAAAGGACCGGGGTTTATAACTACTCTATTTTCGCTTGCATCCCCACGAGCAGTAAAACTACCCTGAGACCCATAAGTATCAGGTGTCCACTCATCGTAAGGATTTATTAAATTTCCTAACGTTGTTAAGTCATTGGGCTTATCTTGAATAGAAGCCCATTGCTGTTGGCTGTTGAGTAATTCAGTGTCAGCAGGTTTTCCTGTAATATTGACATTCCATTCAGCGCCCTTAGTGGCCCCATGTTCAGCAACTGCTTTGCCAGCGCCTGTTAGGACATCGTTGGCGGTGTTCTGGCCAGTTACGTCAGCGTAATCCTGCGGCTTGCCAACGCCTACTACTTGAGATGACCAGTCAGCGGAATCCACATCAGCTAAAGCACCTGTATTCAAAGTAGAAATAACTTCCCATGCAGTGCCTGTCCATCTTTTCAAGACAGTAGGCGTGCCGGAAGTATCGACCCAAAGCGGATTTGCGCTCGGGTCTGCCGGGGCTGTAGTGCTTGCATAAACAAGCGCATCTGGATTAATCCCGGCAAGCGCCCCGGCATCGGTTACATATGAGAGGTCTATACTGCTAAGAGTTGCAAGCGCACCAGCATCTGTTAGCCAGGCAGCTGATTGAGGATTATTGGCGGTCTTATCAGCATCTGCCGGAGGCCCGCCAGTTACATTGCTGTACGAAAGCGTCATGGTGATGTTGTTAAACTCTGCCGTCCCGCCAACGCCGTCAATCTGCCATCCCGAAACGCCTGTTGAAAAATTATCACTTTTAATAGTGTGACCGACGAGGATCTGATTCGCTGCCATATGCTCAGCCACAATACTTCCCGCCTGAATATGCCGGGCAAGAATGGTATCATCCACGACCAGGTTGCCGTCTATGGCTGCGGTGGGAACCCCGTCCACATCCCCGGTCATGAGAATGCCGGCCCGTTTCCAGTATGTGGCATTGGGCGGCTGGTTCCCGGAATGGTCAGCTATGGATATACTTTCCCAGACCCGGCCATCAGCGGTCCGGCATCTTTCATACAGCGAATACACAGTGACACCTGAATACAGCTCCGGCGTACCGCCTTTGAGCAGGTTGATAACTCCGTCAATGGTTTCAGAAACAGACTCATCACCAGCGACAGTCACACCGCCCATAACCAGGGTGGGATGCCACTCTGAATATACATCCCCGTAACTCACGGATCGTATCCAGTATGTCATGTCTGCGGTGACGTCGAACCCCGCATTGATGTATTTGCCCTCTCCACCTCTCAAGTCAGGCGTTACGGTTACAATCGCTATCAGAGAAGCGTCAATGATATTCTGGCTGTTCACTGCAACCCATATTTCAATGTAGGAGACATTTTCGTCAGCAGGGTTGATCCAGGTCAGTGTGTGTGAAAAAAGGCCCTTCTGGATCGATAGTCCAGTGGGCGGGTCAGGCATGTCTCCGGACGGTATGCTCTCGAACGGAAGGTGTGGGCTTTGCGGCGTACCATGCAAAAAGGCATTGATATCAATACCCATATTTGCCAGCTCGCCGACCCGGAGCGCCCTGTTTGCCGCCAAATTCCGGCCATGGCCGAGCAGGAACTCCACGCTTGCTTTCACGTCCTGAAGAAAGGTGGCCTGATCTGAGGTAAATGTGGTAGGTATGTTGGAAATTACAGGATCAGCCATTGAGTCCCCCCACCACCGCATGGATGGACCGGGCAATAATCACCCGGTTGACAGTCGCCTTTCCGACAAGTTTAATCTGGAACACCTTGCCCCTTTTGGGCGGTATCCGGAAAAACCCGTCTGCCGTTATGGTGGTTGACAGGGCATGAACCCCATCTACATAAAATGTCAGGGTGGTGTTGCCGGCAGTAAAATCCCCCTGAACCAACCCGCCGGTGTAAACCTTTTGAGACGGGAACGAAAACTCTTTGGATTCCCAGGTGTAATCAACCGCTGTTCCGGTACCGATAGACAGTATCCGTCTGGCCCCCGTAGCTTCGCAAAGAATATACAGCTTGTCATCTTCCGGTGAATAATGGCCGGCATACACATTATTATCAAAAGACAATTCCTGGTAATTCCCGGTGGTCAGGTTCAGCCGAAACCCGCCGGTTGTGCCGGAAAAAAACCCGTAATAAGACTGGTCATAATAAAATCCGATCAGGTTCGCAGGGGTTTTGGACTGCCATTGTGCCCTGGTCAGCAATTTATCCGTGATCAGAACCCCGGTGCCAGCCTCATCGATCCGGAAAAGACCATCGTTTGACGCGTAAACGATCGCCCCGGGGATATTGACAATTGATCTGGCAGAGACACACGGCTGCTGATACCCCAACCTGCGCAAAGATAAAGTTGCCGGGTCTTGGCCATAAAGAAGGTATGGAACCGTTTCCGTAAGAACTGCAACAAGACTGCCCGTGTACCCGATACCAACAATATCAGATTCGGTCACAAGGGAGTAAATACTCGGATACGCATAGGGGATGAAAACTTCCGACGGGTATATGGTGTTTCCTTTAAATCCGAAAACCAGGCCGTGGGATGTTGCGGTGAGACCAGACAATCCAGCGTCAGGGGATGTCCAGTTGGTCGAGGGGATGACCTCTGCCAGGTCCCCGCTTGCGACGGTGTCATCAAACGTGGTGGTGGTGACGACCATCTCATTGACATACTGGTACTCGGCCCCGAAATTGCCCGAATTAAGCCGGTATATCCGAAAATGGGTGGTATATACTCCGGCAACAGCAGAATCAGTAAACCCGGTCAGCCTGGGTGTAATCCCGTCATAAATATCTGTTACCGCTGTCGGGGGAGATGGGGCGGATTCCACTTCTGACCCGTCAGCCCATTTTCCGACAAGCGTATAAACCCACGACGCGGAATAATTCACATCAGATCCGGCAGACCCCACGAGCGTAATGGTGAGTGCATTTGAGGGAGCCGGAATTCCCAATCGGCGCGTTGCGGTCGGGTAGGGCGCAGATGTCAGCGCCAGTGTTTCGTTTGTTTCTTTGGGGTATCCATCACCGGTGAACATCACCCGGTTGCCGGAATCAGCAACCAGCGCGCGTACAACACTCACAACACTGTCCCAGGTCAAGAATTCATTGCCAAGCTTATGGATAGATACCGTGGTCGCGGCCTTGTCCTCGATGGTGGTCACGCCTTTTACGGGCACAAGTGCGCCTGAGTCCAGGTCACAGTTCACCGCCTCGGCCGCTGCCCCGTCAGGCAAAAGCCTAGGGGATAGCATAGGGATGGCCCCTTTGAATACAGGGATATCAATCACAGCCAGGGCCTCATGATGATCCGGCGGGCTGCGGTGTCATTTTTCAGCCCGGCTTTCCTTTTGGCCTCCACGGCCTGCCCGTAAAAATCGGCCCGGGCTTTTTGCGAAAGCTTCAGGTTTGTCCATGGTTTATCCGGGAGCATGCAAAGCGTGTGGATAGCACCAGCTTCCACGCCATCGAACCAGTCATTATATAAAATATCAGGGAGAAGAGTGGCTGCCCTGGTGGGTTTTAGGGCAGATGTAACGTCAAAGTCTGTATCTGCGGCCAGGGCATCATCAAATGTCACGGTTGCGCCGGAAATAGCGTATTCTTCATACAATTTTTCATTGATTTCCATCTTCGGTATGCCGGTGATGGCGGCCCCATCGGCGACCGTAATAGTCATTGTGGTCGCGCCTTCTAAGACGGATATCGTTTCATCTACCCGCCAGATCCATGTTTCGGTGCAGAATTTAATAGCAGACCGGAGGACATGCTGTTTTATCAGCACGGACGGGCAATCTGGCAGATGAGCACGAATGGCATTCACAAATCTATCCATCAGGTTGTCTCCTGGACCTGGTAAAGCATGGCCTCATTTTTTTGTTCGATTCCCAGAATATTAAAAAAGTTGTTCAGATGAGAATTGGCCGCTGCCATGTCAAGCCCTTCGCTTTCCATGGATAGACACCGGTACAAGGTCCATTCCAGTAACGGAGTCAGGTATGTATCAGAAATGGATATGCTTATAGCGTCGGTGGCTATGTCTGTCGGGATGGATGAATATACGATATCAACATTAAAGGCAGTGGCCGGCTTGGGATACACGTAAAACTGTTTTGGGGTTTCCAGGTCGAACATGAAAAACTCAACAGCCGACCCCTCTTCCGTGGTCCATCCCGGCACTGAATCAGAAAGGGCAGCTCGGTCGATTTTTCGGATTGGGGCACCACCGGTGTTCATCGGCAGGTCCAGCAGCCTGGCTCCATCTGACGGCAATGTCTGTCTGACGGATAGCGCAAGAGTGAACGTATCGGCCTTGGCAGTAGCGTCAGGCCTCAGCAAGGCGATCAGCTTTTGAGCCTCACTGGCATACTTGCAGATGATGGCTGCTGTCCAAATACTTCCGCCGGTGTCATGAAGCTGCTGGCCGATGGTCTCAACGATGCTGGTTGCTGTGATGGCCATGGGTTACAAGTCCTCTTTTGCTGCCTCGATTGCCAGGGCCATCTTCAGTTTGGTGTCGTCTTCCAGGTCAATATCGAACTGATCTTTGGCATATTCAACCAGGTCAATCTTTGATACCCTGCTGACATCCCTGCCAAACCACTCTTTCACCAGTGCTGCTACCCTTTCTTTTTCCTGCTCAGCCTCTTCTGAAGCGGCGGGCAGTGGCTCCGGCTCACCGATGGCAGACACGGGCTGCTTCTTTTCAAAATCATACGGCACCATATCTTTTCTGGCGGCAAGGATCTCTGTCTTGACGAAAACAACGCCGGTTTTAGTGTTCATCAAAAACTCAGGGGTTTGTCTATTTTTCATCGGAGCTTCCTTTCAAAAGGGGGCCAAAATGCCCCCCGGTAAAAAATTATGCAAACGGTTCGGGTTCAATGTAGAAGATCTCTACCACCATGGACCCGCCATCTACGGCTCCCCAGTCTGTGCCTGCGGTCACGGTAACAACCGGTGTTTGTGCAGTGGCAAAATCATCTTGCATTGCGGCTGCCGCCAATACCAAAGACCCAACCGTACAGGCCGCAAAAACGCTCTGCGCGGTGTCGGCGGAATATTTGTCCGCATCCCCGTCAATACCAACACTGATAACGGCAGAGGTATCACCTGTAAACCCATCGGTTGCCTTTGCGCGCCACGCCAGGGGGATGGCGCCGGCAGGAAGGTCTGTATCAAATTCAATGGACCCTGCTGCACCTCCACCGTCGGTAAAATCGCCATAGTCGAGCGTCTGAGAGACAATGCTCTTAATCATTCCGAATTTCATTGGTCTATTCCTTTTTAAAAACTCCCCGGGCCGAAACCCGGGGAATGGTAAATCTTTATCTGTTATCAACCAGCCTTGCAGTACAGCATTCCCATGGATTCGGGCTTGATCACTTCATAGCCGTACACCTGGAGGCCCCGCATCAGCTTCCCGAAGTCATCAGGATTCGGGATCATCTCATTCTTTACCAGCTGGCTGGCAAAGGTGATGGCGGATTTGTGGCCGAAAATGGACTTGTAGCAGTTGGTTACGGTTTCAAGAACCGGGGTGATGTTGTTGGAACTGTAAAGCTCAAAATGGTCAATCTTACCAATTCGGCCGTTCCGTTTTGTTGAAACGCCGTCGCCGGAATATGATGCCTCTGCCAGCTCGGAAATCTTAATCCGGGTGCAGGCCCAGGCGGGGAGAACAAACCAGCGATTGGACTGCGGAATATTTTGCTCATCCAGAACCTGGCCGCATTCAACGACTTTGTCCACGATGGTGGTTTTTGACAGAGAAACCGCGTCGGAACCATCGGTACCGGCGGCGCCCAGGTCAACGGCGCCTGAGATGGCACCGGCGGATGCGCCGGTATTGTCAGAATCGACATCCCCGGGAACGTCACCCAGGACATCGGTGTCAACGGCTATCTTCATACCCTCGGCTGCATCCTCGGCCCATTTGTCAACATAGTTGATGTCTGCCTGTTTCTTTTCCACGTCGTTGATGGCAACGGCATAGTAGTTACCTTTGTCAATCAGTAATTCGACGTTTCCGGACTGGGGCCGCTCGTAGTTAAGCGACTGGCCGATCTTGTACTTACGGATGGTGATGTCCGGAACGGTCCGGATGATCACTTTATCGCCCGCTGAGGTAATCTCTCCCTCGTAATCGGTGTTCGCAATAGCTGTAAACACGGTGGCCTGGTAAAACTTGACAATCAAGTTACCGGACCAGATTTCCGGAATATAGGTCCCGGACAGACCTGCTGTGGCATAGCTGCCCAGACTTGAGTCAACGGTGTACATGGCGTACTCCTATTAACCGACGACTCTCCCCTGTGCTGGTGCTGCAAAAATGTCCGCTTCGATTGCTTTCGCCTGGTCTTCTCTGCCGGCGTACTTGCCGGCTGCTTTGTCCGCATAGAACTGCTTTATGTCCTTGCGGGTCCACTGCTTTCCGCTCGGCTCCCCGGGTGTTTCCGGGGGCGGTGACGGGGGCGGTTGCATATTGGGCGGTTGCTTTTGCTTGTCATCGGGTAAAGCGTCGATATACTCTTTAAAGATCGCCCTGCACTGAACCACGTCATGCCTGCGCTCTGCATCATGCAACAGAGCAATGCGCTGAAACTGGCTGCCGGGTGGCACCTGGTGAAGCCATGTCAAAAAGGCCGGGTCCGTATTCAGCGTTTCAAAATTACCGCCCAGGCCGGACACTTCAGTCCGAACCTTGTCGAGAAACTTCTCGTGCGCTTCTTTGACACTGGCCTGCTGCACAGACTCCACATTGCCGTTCAGCTTTCTAAGTTCCGCCTCCAACTGTTCGTTTCTTTGAACAACGGCCTGAAGGGTTTCACCCAGTTTTCTGAACTCCGGACCGTATTCGTCCAGGGCATCGTAATCCAGGTTGACAGGTTCCTGCGGGGGATCTTTGGGTTTTTCGGTTTCGGCTTTTTTCAAAGCCTCGTTTTCTTGACGTAGGGTGAGCATTTGCTCTTGCAGGTTCCTGACTTCGCTCTGGAGGCGGGGGACTTCGGCATCATATTTCCCTTTCAGGGTCTGATACTGGTCCTTGTAGTCGGGAGTGTCTGACCGTTTCTGATCCGTCTCCTTCGGCGCGACGGGGGCCGCCTGGTCGGCAGGTGTCCCTTCGGGTTTCGGGGCTGGCTCATTCAATTGTTTCTGGATTGCCTCGGCTTTTTCCTTCGCGGCAACCACACTTGCTGGCAAATTCATCTTTTTCCTTTCGCGGTCCCTTTCGGGGTGTCGCTATGGTTTAGGGTCCGGCTTGATTGCCGGGTGTCCTGTATGCTATTTTCCGCTATTTTAGCGGATAATCAATCCAATCGCTGCCAAATAGGGCTATCTGGCATTTTTCAGGATTTTCACGGCAATTTCCTGGGAATCCAGTACTTTTTGGAGCGCCTGGCACTGGCCCTGTGACCACTTGAGTTGATCACCAGTGAGCATGTCGTTTTGTTTTCGAAGCTTCCAAAGTTGCTCAATCAACCACTCCTGGAAAGCCGTGAAATCAGGGTTATTTTTCAACCGATTAAGTGACCGGACAGTGCCCTGGTCGGCGGGGGTCAGATCAATGCTCATGGATCCTCGCGGTGGTGCGGATAAAATATTGAGGGAGCAGCTCGACCAGTGTCCCCTGATACCGGAAAGGAGAAGATACAAACCCGGCAATCTCCCCGTTTTTGTAAATGTACATACCGGTTTGGTACAGGGGCTCGTCCGGGGGGTATTCCCTGTGTTCGACCTTGACGTTGTGCTTTCGCATCAGCCGGTCAATGCGGTTGGAATCCATCCCGGGTCTGACCTTTGCACCGCACTTGCGCATGATCAGATCAAAACAGTGGCCCATGAATTTTCTGGCATCATTAACGCTTGCAAACCGGTAGGTTTTGGCATCA